AATCAGCACTAATTGCTGACAATTTATCTATAACATCTTTTTCATACGACTTATTTAAAAAATGAAGTAGATTCATTCTAACATTTACTTTCATCATTACTTAACTCCCGCATCACAATACTCTGTCTGATTAAAATCACAAAATCTGCAATTCTTTTTAGATGCTTCCTTCTTATAAATATATTCAGTATTGTATTCTCCATCAGAATTAAAACATTCTATCATAAACTCATCTAATCTTTTGACTACTTGATTAATTGATGGTTTTCCATTTGCTGGCACAAACTTTTGAACTCTCTTCTGTGGAAAATCTGTATTCTTCCATAATTTTCTTTTAACTATAAAAAACTCTACTTCAATTTTTTCTATCGGATGGTCATACTGTTTAGCATAAAATTGCTTATATAGTAGTAACTGATCACTTTTTAGTTTATCAGCCTTCATATATTTATTCCAACCCATAGTAGAAGTCTTTATATCATATATCTTAATTACATTTCTAACTGTATCTTTAATAACAACATCCAAATATCCAACAAACTTTGTATTGTTTGGCATATCATAATCAAGAGGAACTTCTATACCAATCAACTCATAACCCTTCTTACTAAAATATTGAGCTCTCTTCTTTCGTAAAAAATTAAGTATCTCTACCCCTTGTGTATAAAATTCAACCATATCTCTTTCAGTGCAAAACTCTACACCACCATTTTCCTTTAATGCTTCCTCAAAATTACGTTTCATTCTAGTTCGTAACATATCTTCTAATGGAAGTTGTTCTGCTAACTTAGCAGTATCATTATACATTACAGTTAAAAATGCCTGAATAACTTCGTGCATAGATTTACCAAAGAGAGTATGAATACTTTCTTTAAACTCTCTCTTACCATCTATATATGCAGTCTTCCATCGATGTGGACATTGAGCCCACATTGAATATTGACTATAGGATATATTTTTCACTTGCCCCATTTTCCATTTTTTACGATTGTAGCCATAATACCATAGTTAGATACATCAAGAAATGCATCTTCCATTGGTTCACCATTTACTGCGGCTTCTCTATCTCCCATCAACAAAGTTTTTAGTCGCTGTATCTTATCGTTCATTCTGAACCATAAACCCGTAAGTGATAACTTCACTTCTTCGGGTGTTATTAATTGTGAACCAACACTTATGTTACCTGGACCGTAATCGTGTTGTTTGTGTAAGAATAATTCATATTGTTCTCGTTGTAACCTACGAAACTCTGCTGTCATTTGTGGCCATTCTTCTTCCATTTGTTGAATAACAGTTTTGTCCTCTTTTAGAGTTTCATATTCTATTTTTTTATTCGATTCTTTTATTATTTTGCTCATTATAACCTCTCAATTTGCCTTTTAATTTTTTTATTTAGGTAGTATACATAAATATGTTTAGGTTTTCTCTTCTTAAAAAATATATTTGGATCACCTGCATCATACCTTCTTTTTAATTCTCTACCATATGGTCGTCTATGTTGATTCAAAGACCTACTGTGCATTTCTCTACCATCCACCATTAATATCTGACCGGCACTTGTTTCCCCTAAATACTCAAAGTTACTAGCTTTATAAATTATACCTGAATGACCATAGTGTTGGTCAGCGAAAGAAACTATAACCTCTATATCTGTATTCTGTTTTAGCCACCTTAAAGTTTTACCAATAAAATAACTTTCCGTATTCTTTGGTGTGTCATCAATACAAACCAATCTTCTTAACTCCATACATCTATTAGGATTAATTGGATTATATTTAGCAGCTGTGTGTGGCATTGATGGCATAGCATACAACATAGCACCAATCATTTTAGGTAATCCAAAGTTACCTTCTGTATACAAACCGAAGTGATGATATGATTGAATACCATTTATATTATGTGAATAATGATGTTTCTCTATAAAACTGGTGAGTGCTTTTCGATTTATATACTCAACTGTGAAATCGGTAACACTCATAAGCCAATCTTATGAATCTCCTCATTTGTTCTACCGTACTTTAATAGAATATCAACAAGTTCTGCTTGTCCTCCATGTGATAACTCATACATATCTACAGCATCTGATGCTTCTCGCAAACTAACCTGTAAATGTTTAGCTACTATTTCATAAACCCATTTTGGATACTTCATCTCTTTATCTCCTTTAATATATTTTAACCACTGTCTTTTCCTTGGTATAATATCTGTATAAACTTTATATAATTCTTTTGGTTTTAATGGATATTTCTGTACCTCATTTACAAATTCTATCCACTCTATTTTCATTGAGAGAAAACGATTAACCATATAATTTGACCACGACTTTTTATCTTCATCTGAAATCTCATCCCAATAATTAGGATGCTGTTGAGATGTTATAGCATTTATATGATCAAATAAATTTTTTCTTTTAACCTTCGACATTTTGTTTTAATTTATCTGGAACCTTACCACAATTTCCACAACTATATACCTGTATTGGTATAAGTGCTTCTTGACCAGTTGGAGATACAATTGGTGAAAGTCTTTTCATAAAAAATGCTGGAATGAAAACTGTATTATCACAATCTTCACATTTTACAGTTTCAGCATCACTCAAATCAACTTGTACTTGAGCTTGTGGTTTGTTTATTGATTTTTGTGCTTTCATATTCATTTTATAACTCCTATATAATATCGTCTATTAATCCATATTTTAAACATGTTCTTGCATCCCACATTAAATCATGTTTCAATATTTCATCTATTTTTTTCATTGGAACTTTTGTATATTCTTTATATACATTTTTAATTGTATCCATCATCAAATCTAAATTCTGTTTCTCATCCTCAAACTCAGAATACTTTCCCCAAAATCCTGTCGATAGTTGATGAATCAACATATAAGAATTTCTACTCATAAACCGATTATCACCTACTACCGAAAGAAACGTAGCAGCACTTGCACAGAATCCATCTACATATGTTTCAACTGGAACTTTACATCTCAATATCGTATCCATAGATGAAATACCTGCAGTAATTGAACCACCACCTGAATTTATCAATACTTTTATAGATGGTGTGTCTATATCTAAAGTTTTTGACATTGTTAAACTTTTAGATTCTAACTCACCTACCTTTTTATTGAGTTCTACTGCACTTTCTCTATTTACATTAGCATAGTAATAAATTTTATTTTCATAAACTGCTATATATTTTTCAGACGCCGGCGTTTTCTGTACATTCTTTTTTTGTGGTGGTTTCTTTTCACCCCAATATTTTTCTTCCATTATTTTATTACTCCCAATAGTTCTATTAACATAGCCATAGCATTGATCTCTTTATCAACTACCTGAGCATCTGATAACTGATACTTAGCTACTGTTAAAATACATTCTGCTACATGACCCTTACCATAATCATCTACCTCATCATATAACAAACGAAATAAGTCAGCAAAATCTGATATCTTATTATCAGCCAACATTTTTCTTATAGTCACAAAAGCATCTTTTTTACTTTGTGTCTTTAAAACATTTACAATTTGTGAAGAAAATACGTTCACATTCAAATCTACAGCTACTAAGTTATTTTGGTCTATTGATAATTTACCATCAACCACTTGCCTTTGAGCAAAGTTTATGACTCTACGAATATCAGGATAACCACCATTAACCAATGTAGCTACATCATCCATCTCAAAAGTAACACTCTCTTCTTTCAGTATATTATTTAAGTGAACAGCAACTTCTTTTCTTGATGGTGGAACTATCTGAAATGGTTGACATCGACTCTGTATAGGATCGACAATTCTTTCTACATAATTACAAGTCAATATAAACCGAGTATGTTTAGAAAAAGTCTCCATAAGATTTCTAAGAGCAGCTTGAGCATTTGGTGTAATGTAATCACATTCATCTAATATGATAACCTTCATATCTTTAAATCCAATAGTCGAAGCAAAACTACGAACCTTATTACGAACTGTATCCACACTATTCTCATCAGAAGCGTTGATATACAAATGATCACATTCTATATTATTAACTAACAACTTTGCGAGAGTGGTCTTACCTGTACCAGCCCTTCCATACAAAAGAAGATGTGGTAAGTCTCCACTCTCTAAATACACTCCAATCTTATTTTTCAGATGTTCGTTTCCGATATAAGATTCAAGTGAATCGGGACGGTACTTTTCAACCCATAAAGTGTGTTCTAATTTTTCCATTTATCGTCATCTACCTCTATTTTTCTAATTTCAATATCATGTTTATAGTTTTTAGGATACTTCATTTCCGGATGTTTCATCACCTTATGAAATTTCCTATTCTCAGCTTTACTACCTAAGAAATAAATATATCTATGTTTAGTAGCCTCTTTCTTCAACCAAAATGTATGACCGATTTGTTTAGGCAACTTTTTAGGATCAGCTGAACCAAATTTAGAATACACACTTCGACTATGCATCCATTCTCCATCTTCCGTAAGTCTAAGCGAATATGTAGGTGCTAACTGAAAATCTCCACATCCTTGATATATCCAATTTGTTGCTTGGTAAATAGCACCATCATGACCTTGTTCGGGATCAGCATACGATACCAAAACCTTTATTTTTGGAGCGTTTTCCTTTAACCATTTAAACGATAATGATATTGCTAATGATTCTACATTTTTTCCATAACCATCATGTATAAACAACCTAGTTAGCTCTAAAAGATTTTTAGTTTTTAAAATCTCTTCTGAAAAAATAGAACCTAAAACTCTTCTCCCAACAGGAAATCCATAACAAGCAACACCTATCAACTTTTCTTCAGGTTCCGCAAAGAATTTATGTTCATTATCAGTTTGATAAAAAATTCCAAGCGGATACCTGCAAGAAGATAATCTGCCACTATAATGATTCTTTTCTATTATTTCTCTAGCCAATGGTTTATAGATTGGTCTAATAGAAACTCTAGACTTATCTACATACGATTCCATTTATACATCTTGTTCAGCAACAAGATAATAAGTAGCATCATACTCATCAATCTTAAAATTGATACGAGCCAAACCTTGTGAACTTACTTCTAATGTAGCACTTTCACATTCTTTATTAGCAACCAATACATCTCTGAATAGATTAGCATTGAAAGAAACATTATCTATGACATCATAAGATTCTGTTTCAACAGGAAGAGTAACACGATTAGTGTTAATCTCAGCATAACCAATTACAACCTTTACACCATCATCGCTTGTCAATACTGTAAAGTTATCTGTATCAGCCAAAGCACCTTTACCAGCAACAAACTTACTCATAAAAGATTTGTCAACCTTAATCTTTACTTCAAAATCAGGTACAGATTTTAAATTGGGTGGCGTACTAATAACAGATAGATCTGATAACATATAATTCACATTTGAAGTACTATCTGATATCTTCAATGAAACTACTTTATCACCAGCCTTTGTCAAATTCATAGAAATATTATCTGACATAACTGAAAGTAATTTTACCAACTGTTCTGTATTATAAACACCAAGTTCAGCTTTGTCAAATTTCCAATCTGACATTGTTAGTTCACCAAGCAAATTCTTATCACCAGTAATGAATCTAGTAGATAGATTATCTCCATCACTCTTTATCACAACAGAAGAACAATTGCCCGCAAGATAGTATTTGTCGATGAAACGGTTTAGCGAATGTTTATTCATTTATCACTCCTTATTAATTAATCGGTATATACATATATATCTACCAAGTTTATCAAAATCAAAAAAATCTTTCAATGGATGTCTTTTTATTTACAGGCTCATCCCAATTCAATGTTTCATAAAACATCATAATCTTTTTCTCAAGCATCTGGGCATACATCTTTTTATAGTCTATATTCTTTTTCATAAAATCAGTTATTTGGGGTGGATCCTCATAACCTTTATATCCACACGACTCCAATCCAAGTTCATTTTGTTTCAAATATACCCATTTAATCTTTTCCGAATTACTAATCTTCTCATACTTACCACCGACACCAAAGTGGTCTAGTAAGTCATTGTAGGTTAAAGCGGCTTTAACATGCGCTGGAGCACCCTTAGCAAATTGAGTAAAATTGCCATTCTTACCAGCACTATACTTCTTCATATTCTTTACACCCGTTGGCATTGCAATCTTATCAAAGTCAACTAATTTCATAGACTCTTTAAAATTTATAATTCTATCATCTATCTTATCCTTTGGAACTGTAGCCAATATATCTTCCAATACACTTTTTAATAACTCGCCCATAGCTTTAGGAAAATTACTACGAACCAAATCCAAACCTTTAACATGCAATTTATTTACCTTAACACCATTATCATTAATAATCTTCAAACCATATCGTTTCTTCACAATAAATAAACCAGACTTAGCTATCAACTCCTGTTTTATCTCAAACCTATGCTTATCTAAGTTTAAAAACTTCTTAGCAAAATAATCATAAGACTTATTTAAAAATACTTGCATCTCATCAGCAACATCCAATATTCTTTTACTCATCAAAGTTTCACTTTCAAAGTCCATAGTAGGAAATCTCTTCTTAACTAATGGAAGAGCTGAAAAGAAAACGGAATCAGTATCAATATAAATACAATAATCCGAACTGTCTCCAAGCTGTTTATTATAAAAGTAATTTCCTATTTTCTTAGTAAACTTAATCAAATCCTGTCCTGTAAGTGTGGTAGCTAAAGCATTATCTAAATCATAAAACCTAAATACGGGCAAACCTAACACACCATATAGAGAATTAAGAATAACTTTCTGTATCAACTGTCGGCTCTTAAAATATGTATACTTCTCATTATCTCCTTCATCACCAAACTTCTTCATCAATTTTCTATACTCTACACGAGTATCAAACCACTTTGCCAGTAGGGCTGGTATTAAACCCTGCTTATCGCTACGATAAAGAACTCCATTAGAAGATACTGAAACCTCATTCTTATCAAAGAAATCCTTTAGTTCTGTTTCTGTGAGTTTTCCTCTTTCCTTTCCATTAGACTCAAGGGTATAAGTTTTTGGCGTGCCCTTCAAGAACTCCTCAGCATCCCAACCTGAAAGTTTTCCTATTTTTGTTTCGGGTGATATATTCAATGACATAATAACAGATGGATACATAGAAGTAATATCTAAATCAAATACCCAATCATGCTTTCCCCTTTGTGGTGATTGTACATAAGCACCAGCAAATTTACCTTCTTTTTTAGGTTTTGGTGGTTTATTTGGTGCTATCACTCCTAAATTATTTAAATACACCAATATAGCACCCTCTAAATACCGAGACGAAAAATATACGTCCTCATAAGGAACATGACCTACGTGACACACACCCCTAGCCATATCAATGAAATCCAATTTATCATGCATCTTCTTTACTAACCTAACATCATGGATATTATACTCTACATACTTATTGATATTATTTTCATATAAATCATTAAGTGTTCCGCTATATTCTATTTTGTTCTCACCCAACTCAAATTCAGCAACAGCATCTAATCTATAAGATGATAGCTGAGTATATGTAAACAGCCTATATAATGCATAATAATCCAAACAACTAACACCAGCAAACATATACCTCTTTCTGTGTTTATTCCATTGAACTATTTGGATGGGTGATATCATATCAGCAATATTTTTACCAGCCACCTTGCAAATCCTATTATATAAATACGGCATATCAAATGTATCTATATTCCAACCTGTAATAATTGTTGGTTTAAATTCTAAATATTTTACTAAAAATCTTTGTAGTAATGAAAACTCATTTTCAAAACTTTCTATAACAATATTTTCCTTTGATTGTAATGTTAATCTTTGTTTCTTATCTAATACAAACGCATAATAAGTATCATCATCTGAATTGTATACAGCAATAGAAGTTATCCTATTATTAGCATCTTCTGGCATTGGAAAACCTTCTGTAACTTCTACCTCAATATCAATCATCATTATATTGTGATTAGTAGATAACTCTTCTGAATCAGCATATTGATCAACCAACACCCTTGTTTCAGGCGGCACATCAGATTCAAATAAATTTGGAGTATCAGCATCAAACTTAAATACTTTTCTTAGCTTATCACCATAAAGAGAAACATGAGAACCATTTCTGTCCTTTACATAAGCGTATCTCTTATATGGAATGACATAATAACCTTTCTCATCGTCCCAGATATGAACCTTTTGCGTTTTTATATCGAAGTAAATATTCTGATACATTTAGATTGTAAAATCCCCTTTTTCAACATATAAATATACAAAGAAATTATAACAAAGTCAAGCTT